TCGACCGGCTCGGCGTGCTCGATCACCGCGCTCGGGATCTCGGCTTTCGGGTCGAGCGTCGGAGCCGCGACGGCGTCAGCGGCGACCGGGGGCGCTCCGCCGGCCTCGACGTAGGTGTAGGTGTAGCGCGACGGCGCGACCGACGTGAACCAGATTCGCGCGGTCTTCACGGACTGCGCGACGAGCGTGAACTGGTTGGCGATGCACGCGACGAAAACGGGGGTAGCCATCTCTCAATCCTCCTCGGCGTCGCCGCCGGTGTCCGTGTCCTGATCCGTGTCCTCGTCGTCCGAGTCGGTGTCCGAGCCGCCACCGAGCGCGCCAGGGGTGCCGGGGCTGCCCGGGGATGGAGTCGCGGACTTCTTCGCCCACGGTGGGACGGGCAGCTGCAGGAGTTGGCGCGAGAGCTTCGCGCGGTTCGCGGCGCCGCTCGATCCGTTGTAGTTTCTCGCCACGGTGTCGAGGGTCTGCGCTCCCAGTTCGATGTATGCTTTGTCGGCGTTCGCGGTCTTTGCCGGGTCGATGTTCGGCATCGGCGGCCCGTTCCACGAGCAGACACACCACGCGGCACGCAGGCGCGGATCCGACCAGCCGGGAGCGGAGACGCGGCCCGCGGCGATTTCGCCCGTGAGCCACGCGCGGAAAATCGGGTTGTAGAAATCCGAGGCTTCCTCATCGCGCTCGATGCACGCCGTTCGCCAGAACAGGATCAAGGCCGCGCGGGATGCTGAATAGCTGTTCGAAAATTTCAGAGACAGGATCTCCGGCGGCATGTTCACGCTCGCGGCGATGTAGCCGACGAACGCCTCGACGAAAGACGAGAACGACTCGGCCCCCTGCGTCGACGGCGGGAGGATGAGATCGGAACCGGCCTGGAGGTTGAACACGGCCGCGGACCCGGGGCGCGCGCTGAACTCGTTGACCTGCGAGTAGGTGACCAGTTCCTGTTCCTCGGGGTCTTCGGTCTCGGCTGGCTTTTCGGGCGGCTGCGATGCGGACGTCGGGCCGGACGCCTGATCGAGGAACGGATTCATCGCGTCGGCTTTTTCGCTCGGCTTGACGTACATTGCGATAGACGCCTGGAGCGCGGCCTTTTTGATCACGGCAACCGAGAGGTCGGTGATCAACTGGAACTCGTGGATCGCGTGGGCGATCGGCGAGTAGCCGCGGCCCTGGCCGGCGTATTCCGGCGCGTAGCCGTGCAGTATCACGGGGAGGCCGGAGCGCGGCGAAACGGCCGGGATGCGCACGGGCCGGTATGCCCCGTCCGCCTGCCTCGCCAGCACGTCGAACGCCAGCTCCCGGCCGCGCTCGTCACGGACGATCCCGTCGGCCTCGGTCGTCGGCCAGGCGGTATCCGTGCGGGCGTCACCGCGGATCTGCCCCGGGTCCAGCCAGCCGATCCGCAGCGGGTTCAGCAGGTCACGCCGAGAATCGTAGTAGAGGCGGGCGAAGTATTCACCGTCGCGTTTTCGCGAGCGCATTGAGAACCGCTGCGCCTGGTAGAACGTCATGTCCTCCGCCGCGCTCGACAGCTGCGACGACGCCCAGAGATGGAACCTGGACTCGACGTCGGCGGCCCACGTCTCCGCGGCCTCGGGGGTGATCCCGAGCAAGGTCGCGTCCGGTGCGCATTCGACGCGGACTCCGGTGTCGACCACGGTCTGCTCGTAGCGGTCGATGATCGATCGCGCGGTCGGCGAATCGTGGACGGCGGCGCGAGCGTTCGCGCGGGCCAGGGCATGATCGATCACCGGGGTTCGGCCGCTCGCGGCGAGGCCATGCGACCACTTGGCGCCGTCGTACAGGTATCCGCCGGAGCCCGTGGGGATGCCGTTGCGTCCGTAGAGCGCGGTGTAGTACGAGCCCCCCGGCCTACGACGGGGCTGGGGGCCGGGGTCGTCGTCGTAGCCGGCGCCCGTTACCGCGTCGCCGATCGCCGGGTAGCCGGCGCCGCGGGCGGCGCCTCCGAACAGGGAGCGTAGTTTTTCGAGCGCGCTCACCCGTGCCTCCGGATGTTCAAGTTCATCACGCCGAGCCCGGCGAGCCGTTGCCGGATGCGCTGGGCCTTGGCCTCGAGCTTTTCGAGGAGGTCGGCGATCTTCATCGCGTCCCACCTCTTCGCGGACTGCGACGCCTCGCCCGTGTTCAGGGTGTAACTCTCGACGTCCTGGGCCATGATCGACAACATCCGGGCGTTCGCCGCGTCGATCTGCGCCTCGACAATCACCAGTTCGGCGAGGAGTCGGGTGCGCGTGCTGGCTGGTAGTGCGGCCATCGCGGTTCATTTTCGCGCGTTCGCCTGCGTTGTCAACGGATGGGTGGCGGGTTTCTCGCGGCGGTGGCGCCGTCACCCCGGCGCGCGGGCCCGTCCGTCACGGCCCACCCGGCGATCACCCCGCCTTGCGCGCGACGGAGCGGACGGCTTCGGCCATGAGCGCCAGCACGTTCGGCGAGTGGATCTCGTCGAGCTGCGCCTTAGTGGCGCCGCGTTTCTGGTACACGTCGCGAAGTTCTTTGATCTTCGCGTCGAGATAGAAATCCCGCGCGGCGAGGTTGTAGACCCGCAGGTCCAGGGCTTCGTTGCGGCGCCCCGACGGGCGGTAGAACGAGCCGTCCGTGCGCTTCTCCTCGGCGGTCAGCATCTCGAAATACTGGCGGGGATAGTCCTGGGGGAACGCACAGTATCCGGGCGACTGCTCTCCGGTGTCGCGAAATGTGATCGCGAGCGAACGGTAAATCAGATGCTTGTAGTAGTTCGTCGAAATCTGGATCACCTGCGTCTCGTGCTGCTGTCGCGTCACCCGGTAGCGATCTAAGTTCGAGGCCCCGGCATCATCCTCGGCGCCCGCGTCGAACTGCTTGTCCTTTTTCCTTTTGAGCGCCGACTTGCCGGCGCACGCGTAGGTGTTCCGCCATCCCGACGCGAACTGATACACGGTGTCGATGTTCGTCCCGTCTCCCGAGTCGATCAGCGTCACGACCGGCGCGAACTCCCGACCGTCGGCGCGCGGGTAGCGGAACTCGCCGGCCAGAGCCATCGAGTTGAACTCCTCCCACGCGCCCGCGTAGGGGTTTGTCACCTCGCCCGGGATTCGGTAGTATTGGATCGACCAAGACCGATAGCCGGCGCCGTGGCCGCAGACCTCGACCTCGAGCCGCGGCGGGTTGCCCGGGTCGCGTGCGCTGCCCTGCTGGACGTCCACGGACATCGTGAGAAACAGCACGTCGTCGCTCGGTATCGTGCCGGCGCGGTAGCCCGAGCGAAGGTCGATCACGTTCTCGACGTTCGGGCGCTGGCCGGTCTCGCGGTACGGTTCGCCGAGGTAGAGGTTGACGAACGAGCGCATCCCGTCGACCTGCGACTGGGCTTTGAGGTAGGCCGCGACCATCTCGGGCCACGACAGCATCCCGACTGGCGAGTAGATCGACGACAGGTGATAGCTCCGCAACGTCGCCGACTCGGACACGGCCGTCGCCTGCCACTCGCCGATCGGAAGGAACTTCGCCTTGTCGTGATCGTGGAACGCGCCGCCGCAGTGCTCGCACTGATACCAGACCTCGGCGATCCGTCCGTCGACCAGGCGCCAGCGGATCCCCGCCTTGCCGTGGTCCCATTCGAGGAACTGGTAGCCGCCGCAGATCGGGCACGGCACCGAGAACCGCCGGCAGTCTCCGCGGAGATACTCGGGCCAGACTACCGACTGGTCGTAGGTCGTCGGCGTCGAGAAATCGAGCACCTTCCGCCGTGAGCCCCATGCGTTCGTGCGGGCGTAGGACACGTCCAGCCACGAGCCCTCGCCGGTTTTCAGGTTCGCCGGTGCGCCGTCGATCTCGTCGCGAATCAGGATCCGCTTGCTGTCCGAGCGGAGCGCGCCCGGGGCTTGGGCAGATCCCATGTCGAGAGCGCCGCCCGGAAACTCCTTGGTGAACACGCGATCGCCAGTGCGGCGTTTCTGCTGTACCTCGTTCTGCGCTGCGATCTTGTGGCGGAATCCACACGAGTCGATCAGGGGCTCTAGGCGCTTGGTGCCCCACTTGCGGAGCAGCTCCTCGGACGCGCTCACGAACAGGATCTGCGCGGGGGTTACATCCATCCAGTAAGCCAGGACGTTCTCCGCAGCCGCGGTGAAACCGAGCTGCGCGCCCTTCGCGATGACGATCCGCTGGACGGGGCTGTTCGGCGACATCGCGTCCATGGGTTCGACGAGGTACGGGGTCCGGTCGTTGCTCCACGGGCCCGGGAACGGCGTCCCGGGCGGGAGCACGCGGCGCTGCTCGGCGTACTCGGAGACGGTGATTGAGGGGCGGGGGGTGATCAGCGGCGGGCGGTCCGCCATGAGCGAGTCGTGAAACGCGGCGAGTTGCGACGGCTCGAACTCGCCATAGAGTGTCCAGTGGCCGGATGGCGACATCACCGCGAACTCGACACGGCCCGCTTCCTGGCCGCCTCCGACCCGGGCCCGCCACCCGTCCCTACTCCGGCGGTAGCTCTCGCCATTTTGCCATCTCCTTGTCGCACGTCCGCTGGACGGCGAGCACGGCCTTTTCGATCTCGGCGTCGAGGTACACCGCGAACTCGACGCGCCCGGCACCGGCTGCGGCCATCGCAGCGAGCGGATCCGCGTGGCGGTCACCGAACGTAC